AGTTGTTCTAAGCCGGGAGCATTTTCTACTCCATATCTTTTTGCTCGTTCTTTGACTACGCCTTCTAATTGACCAAACACAAATTTATTCATAGCAGCAAGATCATTTGCCATTTGTTTTTGTGATTGGATTAGAGATCGTTCTGCAGCGAAATCAATTCGGGGTATGTTTAGTTGTCCTACCCTTCTTCTCTCATATACCTTTGCCTCTGCCATAGACTTACACTACCTTTTTAAATTCAAGACCAAGAACATTATAGTCAACGGCTAAGAAGTGATCTGAATGATCAACTGCTTTTGGAAATTTTTCTAATACTTCTTGAGCAATTACTCCTATGTATTTAGTTTTATCCCAAATGTAATTAAACATATACAAATTCAATCCTGTCTCGTGATGTACTCCAACTTTCTTAATGTTTTCTTTTGCTCTTATATCACTTGTTGTCGTTGTCTTACTCATATTCGGAAATAAACTTGGGGCAGCAGAAGGCCCATAAGTTAATCCAACAGTAGCAACATTTGTAAACACTCCGGCCATTGCACTTTTCTTAGCAGTTCTAAGAGCATTCTCTCCGGCTACTCTATAGTTCGCTGCTTGGAACTGACCCATTTGAGTTGATATGGTTGCATTGTCTCTGGCTACTGTAAAATCGTTTACTGCCTCTCTAAGTGAATAACCCATAAGAATATCTGTTGTATCTCCTGTAGAGTACGGGTTCATATTTCCAGATCCGGCACGGGCATTAAGAGTAGCCATAGTTTTGTTTAGTTGTTTTAAATCTTCTATTCCTTTTTCTTTATAGTTAATTGCCTCTCTTCTACCTTGGATCTCTGCCTCACGAGCTCTAGCCTCCATCAATCCTTTCTCGGCCTTACCGGCATCAACAGTTGCCATATATTGTAAAGCAGTTCCTCCGATTGCAGCTGCCAAAAGTACAGGTTCTAATCCACTCATTTTACTCTCCTTTTATTGTCCAACACTAACCTTATAATCTAAACTTAAAACAGTTAAGAATACCGGTTGGTCTTGTGATATTGTTATTCTTGCCTCTTGTTCGTAACCTAGAAATCCCGGAGTTTTAGTTACTCCTGTATAACTGAATACTCCACCTACACCAGATGACGGGTAAGTGTTAAGAGGTATTTGTCTGCCATTAATTGTAATATTTTGTGTTTTATAAAGTACAGGAGTTATCTCTAATATTCTTTTCTTCATTCCTTGGATAACGCCGGAAGGCAATCTTGTTTCTACAGATTGTGTAACGACATTTATAGTAAAGGGTAAACCACTTTCTACATATGAGGTTGGTGCAATTTTTGTTGTAAAGTTACCACCGGATACAGTTGATCTGGGATCTACTATATCATCTCTGATAACATCTACTGACTTGCCATTTAAATGTGATAGTCCTCCATAAGAAGTTCCGGAGAACCCACTAGTAACTTGAACGCCACTATCTGTTGTGAAGTCGTCATCAAATACCTCTACAAAATACTTGTCAGATCCACCTATGTTTCTTTTAACAACAACAAAGATGTCATCTAGATCTGTGCTAACATCTGTAAAAACACCATCAGTAACCAATAAAGATGGTGCTACAATGTTCTGTCCTTTGTTTAACATATAGGCAGCAATACCACCAATAGCACTTTGACTTGCAGATCTATAACCAGATGCATCAGTACCATTTAAGACCATAAGCAAGTCTCCTTCGGTAGTATCTGTAGCTCTTCTAAGTGCTAATCTTTTTGGATCTACAATTAAATGTGACGCTAAAAGAGAAATGTTATTTGCAACATAAGATAATTCAACATCAGAAAACAATAACTCTCTTATACTTTTACCCTGTCTTTGAATAAATAAAGTACCACCTTCGGCAGCTTGTGGTCTTATGTTAGGCTTTGCTCCTCTTTTTGTTGCAGACTTAATAACAATATTGCTTGGTGTAATAGGATCTAGATCGCCCTGTGGTACAAAGAACTCGGAACCGGTTGTGAAAATCTGGAGATCTCTCCCGGATCTAAGAGCCGTAATAGAGTTAACTTGGTCTGTAGCCAAAGTAACCTTTAGTGCATCATCATCTAAGCCTTCGGCAGCTTTGAAGTTAAAAAAATCATTTACCTTAGATCCAAATAATGTTGAAGGCAAAGATGCAGATCCACCAAAATATAATCTACCTTCGTGAAATGTTGCCGTCCTCGGCCACCCTCTCTGATCTGACCAACTATTTTCATAACCTCTTTCTATGATAAAAGTATTTGCAGCAATAGCCGTTGTATCAAAAAAAGGAACTTCTGTAATTCCTTTTACTTTAGTGCCAGATATAAATTGAGTTATTCTAAGCCTACCAAATCCATCGTCAACTTCAACAAACTGATCTATATCTGTGCTTTGAAAGATACTTGATCCGGCAGTTAGCTCAACTGTTCCATCTACTTTATTAGGAGTTAATGTTGTATTAGGTCTGGTAGTGACTAATGTAAAAGCGTGTCTTGGAATTGTTAGTGATCCGGCAAGACTAGTAGCCGTCCAATCACTATCTGTTGCACCTCTTACCAAACTAAATGGTCTAAAGGAAGGATGAACACAAATTAAAGTATCTGCACTTTGTGTATAGTACATTTGATTTATATCAAAACTTGTTGTTCCATATAAAGTTCCGACACCATATTCTAAATAATCATTACCAGATCCATTTATATTAGTAATGAGTTGTTGATTTTTATATATTCTAAATCTAATTTTTGCATTAGGCATAGTAGTTATAGTAGCCGATGCAACCACCATAAAGTTTGATGATGTACTAAATTCAAACGGGATAAGCATATGTCCATTCTCTGGACTATCGCCTGTTATGTCTTGTATAAATCTTAATCCCGGTCTACGACTAAAACCACCTTGAGGCTCAAAGATTACATTGGTAGCCTCTGATACAGAATTGTAATATTGTTGTAGATCTACCCTTCCTCTTAATAAAGGATCCATCTCTCCAACTGTAAAAGAGGCTTGGTATTGTTGTATTCTGCTCATCTAATATCTGTAAGCAAATAATCCCCAATCACTTGAGGTGTTTGCCCTCCACTATCTATTGCACAGGCTTGTCTAAAAAAACCACCTCGCAATCCTTCTGCTGCCGTTCCGAGGGCAACTGTTCTCCAATATTCTGCTTTTGTTGTCTGATCTGTTATAGCCTCGGCAATATGCCAAGCCATCTGATATGCAAGTAAGGTAACAAAGTAAACAGGCATATTACCTTCACTTACTGTTTTCTGATAATCTATGTGTATTTCGGTAGCCTCTGTCATTAGAACTGCACCACCACCAGAACTTTGATTTATTTCCCATCCTGTGAATAATGCTCCTCCCGGGGATCCGGTAGTTCTTACTGCCTCGGGAACTCCTGTTATCATATCATTTGGTAATAAATACTGATATGTCCATTCAGATTTTGGTGTAACTGTGTCTCTAGCTAATTCTGTTTTAGCTATAGTAAAACTCCATCTATACATTCCCAATGTAGATTGTTTTACATTATTATATAAATTCTTGGATATTGTAGCTTGTGGTGTTCCATCTTGAAAAGATGTTATGACATCGGAACCTAGGAACAAGAGAGCTTTATTTACAATTCCAACATCGGTATCTCCAACTGCCATAACATTCCTTTCTTGTATGTTCCACAGGGAACATTTAAGAAGAGGGGATTGCTCCCCTCCTCTAAGTTAATTAATCAGTATCAGTTTGAGCAATAGTCGTGCCGTCTGATAAGTCAACTACATTAGATGCATTACTAACTACTGTGTGTATTGATGCAGTTAGTGTACCTCCTGTAGATGCATTGACGAATATAATATCGCCTACTGAAACATCTTGTGCCACATCATTCATATATCCAGATGCTCTAACAGTAGCTTGGCTATCTGTTGTAGTGTAACTGAACATTTGAGGTGCAGTACCTTTTTTTGATTGCCCACCAATAGGGTTCCATTGTTTACGATCAAAAGCCATAATTATGCCTCCCTACAAGTTACATCAACTAAACCATCAGTATCAATTACGACACTTCCCATACTCAATTTTCCGGTTACTAAGAAGCTCGTCTTCTCTGCAATATAGTTGATTTCTGTGGATGGTGCTAAACCTACGGCTACGCCTACGGCAGATTGATGAAAAGCAAAACAAGTCCTGTCATTACTTCCATCAATTGATAAGCCTCCTTCATCTCGGTCTCCGAGAATATGAAAGGTAAATCCCATCATTTGGTTAATAGATCCTTGAACTAAGGCTTGGATTGTCTGGAAGTCAGAACTAATAGCTCTTTCATCTGAGAGCAATCCACTAAGATTATTGGCGTGAATAATCATATGACGATTTTGTGCCGGAACATTTTTCTTATCCAACAACTTTTTCGCCTCAATAATCTTACCTACATTAAGGTTTGATGCCGTAGCAGATCCTGTTGTAACAACAGTATTCGCTACTGTGGAACCGGCAGACGCTGTTCCAAGTGCATCTAATAGCACTTGATCTTGCCTCCTACCAATCGCATTTCCCACTACTTGTGCCAATTCTCTTCGCTCATCAAAATTAATCTTGGTTTGCAAAAAGATGTCGCTATATTCTGCTGCCACATAGTCTGTGAGGCTACAGGATACCGAACTAAAGGCCGTGTTAAGTGGCACCACATCGGTAGCCGGTGTTCTCACACTAGCTTGTCCTTTTCCAACCTTAGGAAAATTTACTGTGGCCCCCACTACTCCCGTTCTTGTTCTCGCTGCACCATTCAGAACTGCCGAGCTCTGATAGGCTTGATGCACTTCTGCATCAAATAATTGAACAAAAGCCGGAGATAGATTTGCTTGAGTAGTCATAACTAAACTCCTTTACTCATTATTAAATTAAGCGAGGTTAGTTATCCAAGAACACCTTGGGCTGTCCTCTACCTAGTTCTATAGGCATTGACAGAATTTGATCTGCAACAGAATGGCAGTAATCCAACTGTTATCATTCACTTATAATATTTATCATACAATGTGTGGCTTGTACAGATAATTAATACAATATGTTGTATTACAAAATTATTAGAATGATAGAATAAATTGCAAATAAAACTAATTGGATCTTCGGAGGAGTTCTCTGCCAAAGATCTTTAGCCTTATCAATAATATCTGGTAGTGTCATTTTTCTCCTTAGTTGGTGGGGAGTTTTACGACATCCCCTAGGTCGGTAGAGAAGGTAATACTAGAGGTCTCACTAACAAGCTCTCTCTGTGAATTATCCTCTGACTTATCTGTTATATCTTCTAATAAAGTTTCTTTCAACATCCTTAGTATAATTAGTATCAACGCCGTACCGAGGATCATTCATAGCTTTAGCCATTTTACTCTTGAACTCTTCTTCACTTTCCATACCCTCTGGAGCAGAGGCAGTTGGTATAGGTGCCATATCTCCTATCATATTCCTTAACTTCACAAGTATTCTTTGTGCCGTTGGAGTTCCACCCATAATATCAAGTTCTTCTCTTTCCTCTTCTGAAAAGATACCTTTGGCAACTTGACCATCTGCCCATTGGATATTTGATTTTAGAATATTATCGGCATCTGCTCCAAGTTCTGCCTTCATATCTGCAACTGTTTGTGCAGTATCAACTTGATTATCCATTGCTTGACCGATCATTCTTCTTGCCAGATCATCGTAAGCAGCTTGAGATATCCCGTGCTTATTTGCCCATTCATTATATGGCTCAAGCATAGGATCATCTTCATCAATCCCTAACTCTTCTGTAATTACTTCTTGCGAGTATTCCCCGTTTTCCGGTGCTTTGTGTTTACCTTGCGAGATGAGTTTCCTCGCCTCTGAGTAACTTTGTTTTGTGTCTTTGAGTTCTTTGACGAGACCTTCAAGATCCGGGCCTTCGGTCTCATCCCAATGGTGTTCAACTCCCTCAAAGAACTCCGGTGCCTCAAGGGGTTCATTGTCATCAACGCCTTCTTGATCATCAACCAGATGTGGTATAGATACTTTTTGATCTTCTTCATTAGTCGCTCCTTGGTTACCTACCACAGGAGATGAAATACTTTGATCACTTTCTACCTCTTGTGTGGCAGCTTGGTTATTATCTACTTGGTTCATTTGCCCTCCTTATTCGTTGTTCAATTTCTCTAACTATTGAGTTCTGTCCTTCCCTAGCATAGCCATAACTAACATCTGCCCCGGGTGTCCAACAGGGTTGCTCAATAGTTACTTTTCGTAAATATTCCAATACCTTTTTACCATCTTCAGTTTGAAATGTCTTTTTAAAAATAATATCTAAAGATAGTTGGTTTTCTTCATTGGTAATAGTCAGTTGATCGGCACTAGCGTTAACGCCATCCCATCCTACTGAATTTATATCTCTTAGCTTGTCGGCTACTCCTCGCATTGTTTATCCTATTCTGGTGGTGGCTCCTGTTGATTTTGCTCTGGAGAGGCTTGGGAACCACCTTGACCTTGCATCTCTGCTTGCATCTGTGCTACTTGTTGAGCCTGTGCTTGAGCCTGTTGTACCATTGCTTTTACTTCTTCCGGTGTATTTCTTAATCTAGCGTCTACACCCATCTGATCAAGAATGTAATCTGCTATAGCCTCTTGCTTTAATGCCATCATACCACTTGGCCCTAAACCTTGAGCCATTTGCATATATTGTAGTAAAGGTTGTAGTTTAGACATATTACTAGCCATAGCCAATTCTGACACCGGTTGGATAGTAACTTGCAATCCATCAATCTTTAATGGGAGTTCTATCATTCCCATCTCATCCATTAACTGCAATGTTCTTCTAACAATTGGAAACATTGTTTCATTAATTAATCTTCCAAAGGCACTACCTAAGTTCTGTGAAAGATCTTTCATTCTTTGTGAGATCTCTAAAGCAGTACGAGGATTGCCTGTTTCTGGTGGTAATCCTTCATCTAGCAAAGCCTTCTTAATTGCTATCCTAAGTTCTTGTGCTTGTATCTGAGACAGATTTGGATCTCCGGATCTGGGAAGGGGTGCTAGGCTTGGGCCTCTACCACCTCCATTAGATGATACACCTATGATCGCTCCCGGTTGGATCTTAATAGTTTGAGGATTAAGAACGCCGTCATCTACTGCCGTAAATACACCACCAATACTTAGTGATGCATTTTTTAGAGTTAGTTCCATAACTTTATTTAATGTCTTAATATCTGGTAATGCATACAGGCAAGGCCCTCTTCCGAATACTTCTCCGGACACAACCATATATCTTGAGATAACAAAAGGCATAGACTTTAGTTTTCTAGAAACTATTTTGTGATCGCCCTCCATTGTCTGGACACAATAATAAACTTGATTATCTTTTCTGTAAGATACCTCTAGCAGATCTACATTAGCTTGAGGCTTTTCTGCATATTTCTTTTTCAGTTCATCTGGTAATGTACCATCTTTATATTCCTGTAGAATAACTTCAAATGGTCTTTTATATTTTCTATAGACATATCCAACATCTCCATCTGGGCCTTCATCAAAAGTAATTTGATATAAAGGTATAGATGTATATCTTATTGGTATATCTCCAGATCCCGGTTGAATAAGCATAGCTGCCGTACCCACGGCAAGATCTAATAAGTATTCAGAAAGAGCTAAATCAAAATTTGATTGTCTCATTACAGAGAACATTCTTTCAGAATATATATCTAAAATTCTTTGTGCTTGTACTTTCTGATCCGGAGGTACATCGTTCCCCGGCATAAGTCTGCACCAATTTTGTTGTGGTGGAAATAATGATGATTGTATTCTGTTAGCAAATCTAGAGGTAGAATGAATAGCCGTGCTATCAAATACCCTTTTCATTTTGTCTTGCCCGGGAGTACCATCCATCTCGTAGTACCCATCGTAGAGATTTCTCATTGGCAAACAAAATTCATATGCCTCTTCGTATATAGTTCTCCATTGCTCTTTTTTAGTTTGAGCAACTTTATATCTTTTTTTTATTTCTTTTGGAGATAACACTATTTACCTACTTTCTTCATAGCTTGAGTATGAGCTCTGCTAAAAGAAAGTCCTTCCTTCATTAAAAGTCTCATCCTTCTCATATGTTTTTTGGAGTGATGCTTTTTATGTTTACTTAAAGTTTTCTCTTCTTTTTTATTTATACTCATACTTTTGCTTTATGTTTGTTGGCAAAGTTTCTAGCACTTTCCTCGTTTCTAAATCCCCAAGCTCTTAGAGCCAGAGCCTTTCTAGTAGGTCTGCCTTTATCATCTTTCATTGGGCCTTTCATACCGGCAAACCGAGCAGCGAAACTAACCTTTCTTTTAAACTCTGCCGATCCTTTGGGTGGAGTTTTTTTGACAGGAGGTTTAAGATTAGATCCTTCTTTCTTTTTAAAATGATCTCTACCTTTTTGATTGAGACCACCTTCCGGGTTCTGAAATGCTTTCTTAACCATAACACAACCTTATGCAGAATATGTTTTAGTCTTTTTTTTGCCGTACTTCTTTTTCAGAGCTTTGCGACTTGCTTTCTGTTTCTTTTGCTTGTCGCTCATCTCCTTCATTGTTTTGCTTTTTGTGTACATCATCTCTCCACTTAGGGTTTCTTATCCATTGCCTAGGCATTGTCTCTTGGGTTCCTTGATGCACCTAACTTAGTTTGTTGTCCTTGGTTAGATGTGTCTCCCATATTTTCAAATCTCGCTGCCGTCATAAGCATTCTAGCACCACCACCGGCTCTAGACTTTCTCTTTGCAGCAACTCTTCTTCTTTCTCTTCTTTCGTCCTCGGCAGCTTTTTTCTCTCTACGAGATAAAGTTTCGTCTACGACAGGAGGAGGAGGAGGAGGAGGTTTTGGTCTACTAAATATACCACCCATAATTATACCTTTTTTCCTTTCTCATAATATCTTGCGAACATTATGTAATCATCAGAAAGTATTCCATAATTCTTTAAAATACCCTCTTCTATAAACTTACACGATTTTGCCCATTTTACTGCACGAATATTTCGGGAACAAACAGAGAATTGTAGACGATTTAGTTTCATTATGTTCGCTACATAGTCAAAAAATTGCAGACTTACCTTGTGAAATACCATCGCTTTTTTATTTATATGCTTGCTTGGGATTAGAAAAAATTCTGCATTACCTTTCCATAACTGATAAAATCCAAAGATTGCATAGATAGTTCCTTCAGATAATCCTGTGTAACATAATCCTTGCCGGGTGTATTGTTGCAGATAGTGAGCATAGTCTGGAAACTCTCTTGCATATTCTTGATCAAAAGGATTAAGATCTATCAAATGATAATGAAACTCTGAGAAGGGTACTATCTTGTCCGGCTCTCGTAAAAACGGGCAGTAGTCTTTTTTAAAAGTGTTAAGAGAAAACATCAAAATCTAATACCCTTGCTTGTTGTTGATTGCCAAATTGACCGGCTCTACTTACCATCCTTTTATGTTCTCCTCCTCCTAATAGTGCATAACCAAATGCATCTCCAATATGTGAGTGATTATTTTTTACGGGTTGATCCTTGTAGACCTCGGTGCCAGATCCCTTCATAACTCTTTGGAAATGATACCCACCATTTAATGATTTAATTAATTGAGTACATTTTTTAGAAACAATTAATCCCGGCTTGCCTTCTATCAATCTTGTCATTGGTATGGCTCCGGCTTCTCTTCTAGTTCTAAAATCATTTGTATTTGTTGGACGAGCTAAGATACCATTTGCATTTAAATGTTGGAATGCAGTAGTCTCGTAGATCTGATCTCTCTGGTTCCCTGCCGGATCTCCCCATACATTGAATTTAAATTTTGGAAAGTACAATTCCATTTCTGACTTTAACAAAGATACAAATCTATTTAATCCAATATCAAATGTAACTAACTCGTGAAGTATGTGCCATCTACCATTAGGCATTCTCTGGG